AGCTGGAGCTGGAATGCATTACCAATGGATATGCAGTGAAAGTGGAAGCATTAGAGGATCTCTCAAATCTGCCAGAGGGATTGCCAAAGAGAGGGCAGCTCATCGAGGCTGGAATCAATTTGAGTGATCTGCAGAAAGATCTCCAGGAGAATGGAGGCAAAGAGATTTTAAAGATCAAAGGAATAGGAGAGAAAGCTCTGGAGGAAATCCAGGAATTTCTGCAAATGGATCCAGCTGAGGCTGGAGATGCTATAAAATAAGATCAGCACATGAATTGCACAGTGATCACAGCGAAGAAAAAGAAACTGCATGAGGCAGCCACTGTGCAGGCCGTTTCATTAGGTGAGGCTAAATCTCATCTGAAGGCCACAGATGATGAGGATCTTTTGATCACATCCTATCTGAAAGCAGCCAATGCCTGGGCAGAGGGAATCTCTCAGAGAGTATTTTGTGAGCAAAAGTGGGATGTGTTTATTGAGGATTGGCCAGCATCAGTGATCCTGCCAGTTTATCCAGTGCAGGCAGTGGATTCAATCTCCTATAAAGATTCACAAGGGAATTACCAGGATCTGGATTCATCGGCATTCATCCAGGATCTAAATCTGGAGCCATCAGAGATCCATTTTACTGGAGAGCTCCCATCTCTCACAAGTGATCAGAGTGAGAGGATCAGGATCAGGCTGAGCTGTGGCCACACATCTGGAGGGCAGAGTGAAGAAAATCAGAGGGCAGCTCTTGATGCGAGAATCCCTGCAGCGGTGCTGCTAAAAATTGCAGATATGCATCTCTATAGAGAGGACAGGGAGAAAAAGGGCAGTAATGAAACAGCAGCAGAGAGCCTGCTGAATCCTTTGAGGCATTCCATCTCATGAATGCAGGAAAGCTCAACAGGAGATTGACTCTCAAAAGCATCAGTCTCACAGCTGATGAGAATGGCCAAAAGGTGAGCACTGCACAGGCAGTGGCCACAGTTTGGGCGGCCCTGAAAGAAAAGACAGGGAGAGAGGCTCATGAGCATGAGCAGCAGAAATCAATCAGCTCAGTGAGCTGGATCATCAGATGGAGATCTGATGTGCAGCCAGATTGGATCCTGGAGGATTCATCTGGGCAAGAGTATGAGATCAAAGCAGTAAAAGAATATCAGGGCAGAGATCTGATCCCTGAAAGATGGACAGAGATTGAGAGTGAACGCAAAAAATAAAAGATGAGCAAAGCAATCCCAACAAATGGAGCGATAGTGACTGCCTCAGATACAGCCTATTTGCCAGAGGCTGGCACTCTGTATGTGAACGGCACAGGCACAATAAATGTGCTGCTGGAGGATATGACAGATTCAGATGATCCTGCAGATGGCCTGCAGTTTCAGAATGTTTCTGGAGATTTTCCCAGATCAGTGAAAAAGATATTTTCCACTGATACTGATGGGGCTCTCACTTTTATCCTGGATAAATAAGGGAATGAGCGCAGCTGCAGGAAATATGAGCCTGGTGCAAATTGAGGGTTTTGATCAGTTAGTGATCAAGCTCTCCAGGCTGGGAGATCCCAGGCGCACCAGATCATCATTCATCAAGATCATGAGGAGAGTGATGAAGCCTGTAGTGAAAGCAGCAAAGCAGGAGGCTCCAGAGGGAGATCAGCCTCATGCACGATATTCAAACGGATCCAAAGTGGCAGAGTATGAGCCAGGCAATTTGAAAAGATCCATAGGAATCATCAGAGGGCGCAGCATTAAAAATCCTGTGATTTATGTGGGGCCCAGAGCTGGAAAAAAAGGAGGGAAAAATGATGGCTACTATGGCCATTTGGTGCATTGGGGCCATATCAATGGCAGCACTGTGATCCCTGGGGATCCATATATGGAGAGGGCATATAAAAAGACAGGCAACAGGCTCACAAGAGAGGCAGCCCAGAAAGCTGCACAAGTGATCCAGAAAGAAATTCAGAGGCTCTCATCATGATTGGATCTGCAGTATATAATTTGATCAAGTATTCATCTGTTTTCAGGTCAGATGCCAGAGCTGTGATCTCAGGCTCTCAGGCATCCCAGGGAGATTGCCAGCTGCAGGGGGTGAAATCTCTGCAGGGCATCTCCCTATCTGAAAGATCAGCACAGGCAGCTCCAGAGTATCTGGAAACAGCTGGATCGAGTGATGGATCCATCAATCTGGAGCCCATGAGAATCACTGAGGCTCTGGAATTGCCTGCTGGATTTTATGAGCAGTATGATCTGGATCCCTCAGATACAAAGCAGGGGCCATCCACATTGGATCAGGAATATCTTAGAATAACAATCTACAGCACAAAGCACAGGGAGGCTCATCTCATTGCTGAGCAGATCAGAGTGATCCTGGATAGATTCTCAGGCACTGTGAATGATGATCAGATCCAGAGCATCCAATATCAACGGAGCAGAGATCTGTATGATGAGAAAGGCCAGGCAGCAGGCAGGCAGTCAGATTTTAAAATCAGAGTGATCAGATGAGTGGGAAAAATGGCACATCCATCATGATCAGGATCTCTCTGGATGGGGGCATCACTTTCAATAATTTGGCATTCAGTCAGGAGGCCAGCTGGAGCCTGAGCACAGGAGTGAGAGATGTAACTCATAAGAAATCACAGGGGGCCAGAGAAGTGATCCCAGGGCTGAAAAGCTGGGAGGTGAGTGGCTCTGGATTTGTGGCATTCAATCCCACAGATTCAGGAGTGCATCCTGGAGATCTCAGTGATCTAATCAATGGGAGGCAATCTCTCTGGATGGAGATCCTGGATGTGAGTGATCCTGCCACAGTGATTGTGGGGCAAACAAAGCAGATCAGCCTGGATCAAGAGGCTCCAGTGGAGGATGTGATGAGTTACAGCTGCACATTCAGCGGATCTGGATTCTGTGCAGATGAGTGGGCATCCTATCTGGCAGATAGGGCACTGAAATCAGGAGCTCTCTCAGTGAATAGCTGTGAGGCTCAAAACATAGAGGAATTAAGAGACATTTTAACCAATAATTAAACAGCAGCAATCATGGCAGCATCTACAGATGTGATCAATGGCTCAGCCTACATCATCGAAATCTCAACAGATTCAGGAACTACCTGGACAGGATTGGCCCATGCTCAGGAGGCAAGTGTGAGCAGGGGCATGGCAACAAGAGAAACCACATCCAAAAGCTCAGGGGGCTGGAGGGAGCTGGGCTCTGGAAAAAGACAGTGGACATTTTCAGGCAGTGGCCTCACAGTGTTCAGCAGCTCAGACATCACTCCAGATGCTCTGCAGGATATTCTGGATAATCGCCAGAAAATTGATGTGAGATTTACCACAGCTAACACTGGAGATTTTCAGGAATCTGGGGAGGCTTATCTCACACAGTTGGATTCAGAGGCTCCACTGGAGGAGAATCTCACATACTCTTTCACTTTTGAGGGCACAGGAGCTCTCACAAAAGCAGCAGTGGCATAAATAACAGGAATCATGAGCACACAGGATCTCCCAGAGATTGGATCTCTGGAAATAGCAGGGCAGCAAAAGCCATTTAAAATCACATTCAGAGCACTGAGAAATTTTCAGAGCAGGACAGGGCTCAGCTTTCATCAGATGGCTGATATTGATCTGAATGGATTGGCCATCATCACTCATGAAGGGCTCAAAGCTGGAGCCAGGATGATGGATCAGGATCCTCCAAAGGAGGAGGATGTGCTGGATTTTCTGGATGCAGATCTATCTCTCATCATAAAAGTATCTGAGAGGATGCAGGAGGAAATGAGCTCCCTATTTCCAAAAGCTGAGGGATCAGCAGCTGGAGAAGAAAAAAAAGCCTAAAGCCTGGGGATAAAATCCCTGGGCTCTGGGGGGCCCTATATTCTCAGGCCATTGGATTTCTGGGGCTGGGCCTGAATGATTTTCTGGATCTCACTCCCTATGAGTTCAGGGCAGTGGTGAAAGGATATAAACTCAGAAAGGAGGAGGAGATGGATGCATCCCTCTGGCATACCAGATGGCTGGGAGCACAAATCTGGAATGCTGGCACATTCAAGCTCAAAAAGCTGATGCAGCCTAAAGATTTATTCATGCTCCCAGGAGAGAAAAAGATCAGATTAAAAATGAAGCTGCCCACAGAGAAAGAAGTGAGGCAGCTCCTGGAGAAGAAAAGAAAAAGTATACAATCATGAGCCAGAGCCTGGCCACAGTAAACATAGCACTGAGAGCGAATCTCAAAGATTTTCAGAAAGGGATGCAAAAAGCATCCTATTCTCTGAAAGCAATGGGAAAGCAGATGCAGGGAGTGGGGAGAAATTTGAGCATAGGGCTCACAGCTCCCCTCTCTGCATTTGGGGTGACAGCAGTCCAAACTTTTAGGGATTTTGAGCTGCAGATGGCTAAAGTGCAGAGTGTATCTGGAGCCACAGGAGATGAGCTCAAAAAGCTCACAGAGGATGCAAAGAGGCTGGGGGCCTCCACTGTATTCAGTGCATCTCAGGTGGCAGAATTGCAGACTGAATTTGCAAAGCTGGGATTTTCATCAGCAGAAATCCTCAAAGTAACTGAGAGCACTCTGCAGCTGGCTCAGGCATTTGATATGGATCTGGGCAGGGCAGCAGAGGTGGCAGGATCCACTCTCAGAGCCTTTGGCATGGAGGCAGATGAAACATCCAGGATCACAGATGTGATGGCTGCATCCTTTGGATCCACTGCACTGGATGTGGAATCCTTTGCAGAGGCCATGAAATATGTGGCTCCTGTGGCGAATGCTGCAGGCATATCCATAGAAGAAACCACAGCCATGCTGGGCACTCTGGCTAATAGTGGAGTGAAAGGATCTCAGGCTGGCACAGCACTCAGGAGAATCATCTCAGAGATTGGAGCTACAGGGGAGCCAGTGGCAGATGCTATCTCCAGGCTGGCTGCTGAGGGATTGAATCTGGGCACTGCAATGGATGAAGTGGGCAGGAGTGCTCAGAGTGCTCTCCTGATTCTGGGAGAGGGTGTGCAGAGCACATCAGATCTCACAGCTGCATTCAATGATTCCAATGGAGCCACAGCAAAGATGGCCCAGATCTTAGATGGCACACTGAATGGAGCTCTGAAGGGATTTCAGAGCGCATGGGAAGGTGTGCAGATTGCTGTCGGAGATGTGCTGGCTCAATACCTGGAGCCACTACTCAGATGGTTTGCTAAAGCTCTGCAGGGATTTCAGAGCCTAAGTGATGGCACAAAGAAAATGATAGTGGGGCTGGGGCTCCTGGCTGCTGCCATTGGCCCTCTGATCCTATTGATGGGGCCTCTGGCCTCTGGTTTATCGGCTCTCAGTGCAGTGGCAGGGATCCTGGCAGGGATCACAGCTCCTGTGGCTGCAGTAGCTGCAGCGATTGCTGGAGCAGTGGCACTCATAATCACTCACTGGGATGAAATCAGAGCCTATTTCTCCCAGGGAGAAGGATCTGCAATCTTTCAGAGATTGGCAGATGATGTGGGGGCTATCATGCAGAGTATTCAGAAAATATTTAAAAAAGCAGTGCAGGCCATTGGCTGGATCTGGGATGAGTTTGGGGATCAGATCCTCTCAGTGGCTCTGGCATATCTGCAGCCTGTGCTGGATTTGTTCAGTTTTTTCATCAGGCAGCTCAGAGGGCTCCTGGAGATTGGAGTGGCAGCCATTGAGGGAAGATGGGGAGATGCGTGGGCAGGAGTGCAGAATATGTTTATCAGGTTTGCTAACTTCATCACAACACAGCTGGCCAATCTGCTGAGAAATATGCTGCAGCCATTTGCATCCATCAGCAGGGCTGTGGGGATGAAAGGGATGGCAGGAGCTGTGGAGACAGCCATCAAAAAAGTGGAGGGCCTGGCAGAATCTATGCAGATTGCTGAGATTGAAATCAGTAAAACTGCAGAGAGAGTGGGGGAGGCTGATGAGGCTCTCCAGGATCACTCCAGCACATTGAAGAAAGTGAAAAAGGGAGTGGATGATCTGGCTGGATCTTATAGCCGATTGATGCCACAGGAGAGCACAGTGAATCTGGCTCCAAAAGCTCCAGAGCTGATCTCAAAACCTACAGGAGAGATCAAAAGAGATCCAGAAGTATCTGCAGAGATTAAAACAGATTTGCAGGAGATTGCTGGAGGCATGAGCCTGGTGAGTGAGCTGGGAAATGAGATGGGCTCAGCATTCATGGGGGCCTTTGATGATATGGGGGATTCAACAGAATCAGCCTGGGAGCGCATGGGCCAATTTTTCAAAAACCTTATAAAGAGAATAGGGATGGCAGTGCTGGCAGCATCAGCACTCACAGCAGTGCTGGCTCCATTAGGTTTGGCCTTTGGTGCAAAGAATGCAGGGGGGCAGATATTCTCTGGGCTATTCAGTAGCCTGGGAGGATTTACCATCCCAGGGCTGGCCACTGGTGGAATTGTTACATCCCCCACTTTGGCTGTGGTAGGCGAAGGATCAGAGCCAGAGGCGGTGCTGCCTCTTTCCAGGCTCAGATCAATGCTGGGAGCCAATCAAATGAGCAACAGGATTCAGATCTCTGGAGAGTTTGCTCTCTCAGGATCTGTGGCCAGAGCTGTGATCAATAGAGATCAATACAATCAAACCAGATGAGTAAGCGCAGAATCAAAAGGAAAGCCAGTAAAATGGAGAGAGGGCTGGGCAAAGCAGATGATTTGATGCTGGAGAAATATGCTCAGCTGAGAGATCAATTTCTCTGTGATTTGTTTGAGCCTGGTGAAATATCCTATGGGGATCTATTTTCATACTATGATTATAAATGGAGGAGGATTGCAAAATCATTCAGATCCAGGATCTCAAAAGCCAACAAAAGCAGATTAAAAATCATCTGCAATCTGGATGCATTTGCTGAGGAGTTTAAACCATTAGAGGCAGCATAAATGGGGCCCAGATATAGAAATGCATTCATATCAGACCAGGGCAAAGAATGGGCCTGGGAGCTGTGGGATGATCGCACATCCTCTGCATCCACTCCCATTGATGTGGAGAGTGCATCTCCAGGGATTGAATTGAGCTATGGATCAGCAGGAGATCCAATCTATGAGCCTATCAAGAGGCTTACTATAAAAATCCACTGGAGGATCCAATCAGCTGCAGAGGAAGGCATTTTGCAGGCGATTGCGAGAAATCAGGAAAGCAGATTTTTCATCAAGGTTTTCAAAGGTGGGGATTTGGAATGCTGGGGGCCAGTGATCACAGATCTCATTGAGATCCCAAATGATTCACAGCCATTTGATGTGATCCTCACTGCAAAGGATGGGCTGCAGATCCTGAAAGAGAAAAAGGATCCAGTGAATTTCACCACAGCATTTGAGCTGATCATGATCCTGCTGAGATCTACAGACACAGGCCAGCTCATTGGAGATGAGGATCCATTCTGCCTCACTGCTGTGAGATACTTTGAGTTTACAGCTCATGATCATGGGGTGGATCCTTTTGCACGTTGGAGGGTGTCTCCATTAAACTCCTGGCAGGATCCCAGAAAAACAGAGTGGGAATCCCATTATGATGCTCTGGAGAAATGCCTGCTGGCATTTAATGCTCACCTGATGCTATCTGGAGGTACATGGAGGATCACTCAATTCTCTGATGAAGAGGATGGGGAGATCACTGTGAATGGGTATAATAGAAATTACAGCATCAATGCTCTGATGAGTGAGAGTGGAAAGTATCTCACTAATGATGTGCAGTATCTCACATTGACTGAGGGTAATCCTCTGCTTACTGCAGAAATCCTCTATGGCTCAAAGTATAGTTATTTGCCACAGCTGAAAAGAGCTGAGAGAGAATGGAAATTTGATGGGGGGCTCACTATCTGGAGCAGGGCTAATCATGACACATCCACAGAGGCTCTGGCTGGATCTGTTCAGGATTTCGGGGGTGATGATACATTCATCAGGCTCTCCAGTTTATTCTCTATTAAATTAACATCAGGAGCCTCTGCAGCAGTGGCCATTTATCGGAGATTTGATGTGCAGATTAAGCTGGTGGGATCCTCACAGACCTGGTTTTATACAGATACAGGCTGGGCCACATCCTATGGCACAAAAACAATAACAACAACAGCAGCCACAATTTATCCAGGGCAGACCATATCCCTGCCAGATTCTCTGCAAGTCAACACATCGGATCTGCCAGGGGTGGGCTCTGTATTCATTGAGATTGATCTCACATTGATTCCACAAAGCGGAAACCAGCAAACCATCCAGCTGATCACAGTGAATGAGTTTAAGGCAGTCAGCATCACAGTGGAGCAGCTGCCAGATGATCTCACAGATCTCAGGGAGAAGATCCTCAGAGTAGAGGATTCAGCTGGATCCTCCAGTGCTGAGATGATCCTGCCCACTGCACAGATAGGAGATGGGCCCTCTGCCAGTAGCACAAAAATTGAGGTGTGGGATGGCTCAGCCTGGCAAGATTCTGCAGCATGGAGGAGAGAGCGAACAGGCACGCAGAGAAATATCATCACACTGCAGCTGGAGGAGATCATGAGATATTTTTCTCAGCCCAGAGAGAGGCATGATATGCTGCTCACTGGCAGCATGGCAGCTCATCAGCTGCTGCTGTATGATAGCAAAAGATTGAAATTCAACAGCTACAGCATCAAAGCTCAGGAGGATCTGATCACAGCTGAGATGATTGAGCTGGGCAGATTAGCCACTGATTTCACTCCTGTGGAAGTAACAACTACAAAGCAGATCATCACTCCCATGAGTGGAGTGGGGATGCAGGCTGGATCCTTTGGAAATACTCTGGGGCTGCCCATCAGTTTTCTCACAGATGATCTCACTGGATCATCCTCTGGGATCTTGTTTCAGGCTCTGGGATTTGATGGGCCAGTGAATGGGCAAAAGCTGATTATTCTGGATCCTGCCACACAGATCTCACAGGAGATCACTCTCACTGAGGATGTGGATGCATCGGCAACAGAGGCCACAATCAGCACAGTAAGTATCTCCCATGATTTTCCTGCAGGATCTCTGATCATGATTCAGGCACAAGATCTGGCAGAGATGGCCGTGAGGAGGGTGAGGGGGTACATCTCAGGATTGACAGTTGCAGCGGAAAAGATTGGAAAAACTGGGGAAGCAGTGGAGCTGGATGCATCAGCAGGAGATCTCAGGCTGGATGGCCAGCTGGCTCTGCCTAATATCCAAACATCAGCAGAGGCATCTACAGGGGAGATCTATGCTGATGGAGAGAATAATCTGAAAATAAAAACATAAAAGATGCAGGGCATAGGGATAGGAATGAAAATAGGAGGCAAAGGAATCACAGGGGCGGTGAATCTGCTGCTTTGCTCAAATAATATTGCTGGGGATTGGTACACAAGGAATCCAGCTCCAGCAGTTTCAGTAGGCTCCTCCACTTTAAAGGATGAGCCCTCTGTGCAGTATTTGCCAGGGGATCCCACTGAGCTGATATTTCAGCCCAGTAAATCCTCCAGGATCATCAGTAGATCCACATTCACTGCAGAGATTGGCACTGATTATGCCTGCAGCCTCTGGAGCAGGAGGCCAGATGATCAGGCTGTGCAATTTAGATGGGGGGTAAAAAAACCAGATGGATCTGTGAGCCTCTCCAATGTGGCCACATCAGCTGCAGGAGATCGCTGGAGCCAGGTGCTGCATCAGTTTACAGCTGATCAGAATGGAGAGCATGAGCTGATCATCCTGAATGCTGAGAGTTTTGATGCAAATAATTTGCTGATGCATATCGGCTGGGCAATGGTAAACGAAGGAGAAACAGCTGAGCCCTATAATCTCAGCAGCTGCCCTCCACTCAGTGCAGATGCGGATTTTTTACTTTATCAGCAATGGATCCAGAGAGTGCAGGCAAAGAGAGGGGTAGTGATCCTCACCTATTTTGAATTTAAAAACCTGGTGGATAGTTTATCCAATAATGCCAATGTGTTATTTGTAGCAGGAGGGGGCTGGAAAAAAACGAATTATATAGATTCTAATGATATGGCAGGGGCTTACTGGCTCCTATCTCCCCAGATAGATGTGATCAATCTGGGGGCTATAGTGCCTGGAGGATTTACTGCATTTCGCCTGCAGTACAATCAGGCCAGTGGCAACAGGGCAATCCAGGTGATGGATAATTATACACAGGGGATGAGTAAGCTCATCTGGATCATGAGAAAGGGAAACAATGATAATGGCAGGCTTTATGTTTATTGTTTTGCCAGCTCTGGAAATAGGGCAGTGCATAATCTCTCATGGACATGGACAGGCAATGTGCTGAGCTCAGTGATCAATTTCAGTGGCACAGGGGCTGGAGTTTATTGGGAGCAGCTCATGGGAGATGATGGCCTGCTCTCAGATTGGTGGAAAGTAGAGAGCTATGATCACGCTCCAGAAGGGATTACATCCTGGAATATGCAAGTGAATCCAGTAAATGATGCAACTGCTGCAGATGGATTCCATGATTTTGCTGGATGGACATTGACAGATGTTGAAAATCAGGAGGTGCTGGAGAGATTGGCAGGCTCTGGGAGTTACTCCAGAGGATTGGCTGCTATGGTGCTGCCAATGGATGGCGCTGCTGATGTGATAACCAGGAGAAACTCTGTGGCATGGGCAATGAGTTTTGATCCTGTGCAGGGCCATGATGTTTGGAATAAAGTGGAGGCGCATGAGCCTAAAATGATTCATGAAAATGGAGTATTTCAAGGGCTGCAGATAGATCCTCAAATCACTCAGCTCTTTGAAAATTCCGCAATGGAAGGGGCTCAGAGTGGATCTGCCTCTGGAGGGGGAGCTCTCTCTGGTGTGCCATCCTCTGGATCTTCATCATTTCTGAATAGTGGCACATCAATCACAACAGTGGCCACAGCTGATGAGTATATCACAGGGGCGATCAGTTATGAAATTACAGCCAATTCAGCCAGGCTGTATTTTGCTCAATCGGCTCCCCTTTTAAATACTGGAGAATGTTGCACAGCCACATTTTTTGTGATTTGTGATGGGGTGCTGAGCGTTTCAAAGATGCTCAGAGCGAGCAGTTCAGCAGATGTAAATCTCACCTGGTTTGCAGATGGTGTGGAGATAGGAAATGGAGTGGCTCCTGCTGCTGGATTTCGAGTTATCCATTTAAAAATGCAGGCCACAGCAGATGCTGTGCAGCGTGATTTTAGATATGGAATAGGGACAAGCTCACCAGAAACAGGCACAATAAAAATCATTCATATGATGCTAACTGAGGGAGAGCTCCTGCCTACATTGCCAATCCTCACAGGGCTGGGGGAGGCATCTCTCACAGTGTTAAAGGATGAGATAGGAAGTGATGATATAAGAACTATCTATAATACAGCACAGGGTTGGATTTATATTCATCTGAAAGTGCCTGCTGGTGGGCTGGAAAATGGCAGATTTTTATGGAGCATTGGAGATGGAAGCAGTGCCAATAGAATGAATGCATGGTATTTCGCAGGAAGAATTTACATATCTGTAGCATTCGAGGGTGAAACTGCCTGGGAATTATTCTACGCAGATGATCCAGCATCAGGCTCAGATCAAAAAATCCTCGTACAGTTTCAAGATTCATCTCAAACTTTGACAATAAACGGGGCAGAGGTGCATTCTGCATCATCGCGCTGGCTTGGTTTTACAGATGTAACAATTGACACAATGACGCTGGGGGGCAGAGATGGATTCTCTGATGGTAATCAGTTAAATGGAGGCAGAGTGCTATGCTTTGAGCATGGAGAGAACATCATGAGCCTCATAGATAGGCAATCAAAAACAACAATTTGAGGCATGAAATATCAAAAGTTTGAATTTAAGGAGAGAGAGCAGGCAGAGGAGCTGAGGGATCAGATGATCACTGCAGGATCTGCAGTATCTGGCCCTTTGCAATTTATTCTGGAGACATCTCCAGGAGAAGGGCCAGAGGATCCTCCAAAAGTTTTGAAAAGATCTGGATTCTGCCTGGATGTTTTGGGATCTGCAGATATTCCAATCTGGGCCCATGATCATGAGGTACGGCCAGAGAATCCTCTGCACTCTTTTGCTGGGCACATTTATAATCCTCTGTATGATCAGCAGGAGATCACTGAAAATCCTGGAGAATAATGGGAGCGAATGCATTTGATCAGGCAGCACTGATATATCTGCCTAAATGGAAAAAGGGAGGAGCATCCTCTGGAGTGGCTCACAGTGTAAAGCCCATCACAGGAGTGGGGGATCTGATCTGCATCAGAGCAGGATCTCTGGGCACATTCACTGATTCTGATGGGATAGTGAAAGTGGCTGCAGTGAATGAGCCCAGGCTGGATTTTACTGGAGGGCTCAATTGCCCTGTGTTATTGATTGAGGAATCAGCAGAGATGCTGGCAGAGAGTAGCCTGATCTCAGATGGCTCTCCTTTGCAGTGTGATGTGATCCCTGTGCTGGATGGCCCGATTGAGGGCAGCACAGCGCAGCTGATCCAGGAGCAGGCTCTCACTGGCACAGGCTATCAGCAGAGATTTCTGAATGAGCCTCTCAATGATGGGCTGAATGTTATATCATTCTATTATAGAAAGCACACGGATGGAAATGATCGGGATGTGATGATCAATCTCTCTGGAGGTATCTCTGGCAGAGTGGTGATCAATACATCCACAAATTTGTGGGCATCTCCCATCACTCAGGGAGACATCCAGAGCACATCTGATGGCGTGGCAATTGGTGGGGGATGGTACAGAGCATCAGTGCTCATTGATGCCACAGGCCAGAGCTCTGGGAATATAACTCTGCAGCCATACAACAGGGCAGAAACGGCCTGGAATTATGATGGGGATGGAGTGAGTGGGATCCAGTTGGATGGATTGAATATCACTGCAGGGGATCAGCTCACATCATTCATCCCAAAATTTGTGAGCTCAGGCTCATCAGTAACCAGGCCAGAGGATCAGATCTCTGTGAGTAATTTGATCACAAAGGGGATCATTTCTGCAGATGCAGGATCTCTCTGGCTGGATCTGGAGTATCAGGCCAAATCTGGAAACTCTGGAGCCTGGCAGCTCATTGGATCCACAGATGATGATCTCATCTCCTGCAGTGAGGATGATGTGCAATTCAAAGCAGCTGGAGTGCTGGAGAGCACATCCACTGGAGTGGCAGATGCTGATGATTTTAATGGATCCATATTGATCTCCTGGAATGCATCCACAGCAGAGATCCACAGAAAAAATCAACTGGTGCAGGCTGGCATCACATTCACTGGAGGGGGATCTCTCCAGGATCTCACTCTCACAGGAGTGGTGGGCCAGACAAAGATCAGAGCACTGGGCCTTTGGAATTTTCAGCTGGAGAGCACAGCTGCCCAGGCAATTTCCAATATTTAACCAATACCAAAAAGATGAAAAAAGCAGCACAAATCACAGCCCAGATTCTGGGGATTTTACTCATGATTTTCTCTTTTGTCAGCCATTATTTTGCTTGGCCCATTGAGCCCAATCTCTGGCGAACAGCTGGGGAGTTTGTGCTCGGATTGGTGCTGGCCATCCTGGGAGCCACTACAGTGGCAGAGAGGCTCTGGAGCATCATGGAAAAAAAGCTCATTAAAAAATAAAACTATCATGAGAAAGATTGATACAATTATCATCCACTGCTCAGCTACTCCAGAGGGCCGAAATGTAACCACAGAAGAGATCAGGGGCTGGCATAAAGCAAAGGGCTGGCGTGATATAGGTTATCATTTTGTGATCACATTGGATGGGCTAATCCATAAGGGCAGACCAGTAAAAGAGAAAGGGGCTCATGCTGGGGGTTATAATTCCAGCAGCATTGGGATCTGTTATGTGGGAGGATGTGATCAAAATATGAGGGCAAAAGATACACTGAACGCACTGCAGAGAGATTCCATCCAGGCTCTGATCATTGAGCTCTCAGGAGATTATCCCATCACAAAGCTCATGGGGCACAATGAGGTAAGCTCAAAAGCCTGCCCATCTTTTAAGGTATCGGAAAAATTCACTTTGTAGCATGGATTTTCCAGAGTGGGGAAAATATATTTTGGCAGGGGCTGCAGCCTGGCTGGGAAAATATGGGCTGGATTATTGGAAGGCAGCACTATCTGCCAAAAGCACAGCCAATGTGGAGAGCAGGAAAATGAATCTGGATGAATTTTCCATCATTCGGCAGGCTATGAATGAGGATTTCCAGGCATTCAGGGATCAGATTGCAAAGCAGGATAAAATCATTGAGAGGCAGGAGCTCAAGATCCAGAGGCAGGATGAAAAGATTGAGGATCTGATCAGAAAGGATGAGAGGCAGAGGCTGGCTCTGGAGGCTGCAGATAAACGGCTGCAGTTTATAGAAAAGGAGTTTCTGGAGTATAAAGTCAAAGTGCCAGATCTGCCATTTCCAGCCTGGATCAAATCTCCAGAGGGAATCATGATGGGGTTAAATAATGCCTATGAGCAGGCTTTTTTAAGGCCCAAAGGATTCAGGCGCGTGGATTATGTGGGGCATGATGATGAGAAGATCTGGGGAGGTAAAGTGGCCACTACATTCAGGAGGAATGATCAGAAAGCCATAAAATCTGAGCAGGGAGTATTTATTGAAATTGATGATGATCATGAGATCTTAAAGCCCTGGACATTCTACAAATATCCCAGGTTTTCAGATGGAGTCCTTGTGGGGATTGCAGGGATAGGGCTCCCCACTGGAAGGATGAAACCATAAAAAAAATCATACAGATGCACATTAAATGGATTTTGATTCTGATGCTGGGGCTCAGTGCCTGCAGCGTAAAGAAACAAGCAGAGCAAAGCTCTGAGCAATTCAGGGAGCAAATTGAGCACAGGCTCATCATTGAGCAGGAGGATCTGCAGCTGGAGGGCTGGGATTTTTCTGCAGAAATCACAGCAGAAAAGATCCAGGATCTGGAACCTGGCCAGAGCATCATCATCAAAGATCCTGAGACAGAGGGCCAGCTCAGATTTTGGCGTGATGAATATGGAAAGCTCATGGCCAGCTGTGAGGAGCAGGATTCAATCATTAAGGGATTTAAAAAGGAGATCAGGAGCATGAGCTCACAGTTGGAGCAATCTCAGCAGCAGAGCTCATCCTCTGAGCATAGATCCTGTGGGATCCCTGCATGGATTTTCTGGAGTGCTCTCCCTGTTTTTTTTCTGATGGGGCTGGCCATTGGTGTGAAATTTTCTGGAATGTTTAAAATATTGAGATGTGTGATGTGATGATTTTTCTGGCTGCAGTATGTGTGGCAATCTACAAAGTGGCAGATGAGCTGCAGGATGAAAGTGTCAACAATGCCTGGAGAAAGCCATTTCTGGGGCTCTCATTGAATTTTTTAAATAAAAGGATAGGCTGGAGAAAGAAATGGAGATTTCAATCAGCTCAGGAATCTCCCACAGGGAAAATCAGGATGATCCCTGTGAGTGAGCAGAGGCAGCTCTGGTATCTGGGGATCTATCGCAGCACATGGGCTGAGGCCTTTCCTTTCAGCAGCACTCTCCTGGTATGGCTCACAGATGGGGAACATTTATTTCAGCTCATCAAGGATCTATTTATGGGGGCAGCTGTGGGGTTGATCTCTGGCTCCTGGATCTATGGCCTGGGAGCATTTGGGATCACTTGGCTGGTGGGATTTTTCAAAGAGCTCAGAAAATAAAAAAGCCTCATTTCTGAGGCTCTGATGCATGGATGGATCTGGATATCTTATCCATCATTTTTTATGCTGTGGATGTTCAGATGCTCTCCACAGTCGGCACAAATCACTTTTTTTGATTTATGAGGGATCTGGATCTGCTCATCATTGGAGCTGAGATCTGTGGAGAGCTCAGCTGATTTGAGGATCAGATTTCTGTGCTCACATTTATCATCAGTGATGATCTCCAGGCTGGCATCCACTGCTGCCAGGTAGAGCAGTAATGAATCCAGAGTATAGGATTTCAAACCATAC